GCGCGGGTGGATTACGCGAGCCGCGCATCTAAAAAAGCCCCGCAGGGGCTTTTTTCCCCGCCGGACTATTCGGCGGGTCGATGCTGTTCTCATCCACCCTTGTAGTGCGTTATAAAGTCCAGATAAAACAGAAACTCCAACGTCATAACAACGTTGGAGTTCTTGGTGGGCGCGGGTGGATTCGAACAACTATTTTTTCGGTCTGTCTGTTCCTTCCGTGTCAGAAAATGCAGCATTCAAGCCGATTTTCGGGCACGGCATGGAACGCGCGATGCACCACTGGAACAGCTCGAACGTTAAAAGTGGGTTGCAAAGTGGGTTATTTTTCGGGGCCCGGCGCGTACTCGGACAGCACGCCGGAGACGGCCTGCGCGGTGGCGTCATCGCGGCCGGTGACGGCGTGGGAGTACCAGCCGTAGGTGTCCATGCTCTTGCTGTGGCCCACGATGCGGCGCAGCTGGGCGGGCGGCACGGCGTCCTCGATCATGCTCACAAAGGTGTGCCGCAGCTCGTACAGGCTGACCGGCGGGTCGATGCCGTTGCAGCGCTGGTAGAACTTCCAGTAGTTGTACAGGCTTTGCTGGTTGGACAGCAGAAACAGCGGGTCATCGTCCCGCAAGGGGCGCTCCTCTTCCTGCGTGCGCTGCTGCAGCTGGGCGCGGATCTCGGCCACAGCCAGAGGGTGCAGCACCACGGTGCGGATGGCGTTCTCGTTCTTGCCGCTGGTCTCTTCGTTCTGGCGGTTGATGGCCCGCCCGATGTGCACCCGGTCACCATCCAGATCGCCCACGCGCAGGCCCAGCAGCTCACCAGGGCGCAAGCCGGTCATGACGGCGATGCGGTAGGCGTGCACGTTCTCGTCCGGCTCCACCTTTCCACGCACCACGCGGGTGTCGGTGGAAAGCAGAATGCGCATGCTGTCCGGCTGCAGGATCTTCCGGCCCTTCAGGCGGGCACCCTTCGGCACGGTCAGATCCTCGTCCTCCGGGCGCAGTGCTGTGTACTTGTGCTGACGCGCCCATTTGACAAAAGCCACCTCCACGCCCCGGATGCCCTGCAGCGTTTTGCGGGAGAGGTTGCCCCGGCTCTTGCGCTTGCTGTCCGGATTCAGACAGCCTTCCTTATAGGAGCGGTTCAGTACGTCCTGCAGCATGCCGGTGGTCAGGTCGCCGATGCGCCGCGCACCGATCACCGGCAGGATGTAGTTGCGTCCGAACTTCTCCACCTGCTCAATGTTGCTGGTGCCGCCCGTGGCTTTGACTGAGATCATGTACTCGGCCCACACATCCGCGCAGCGCTTTGTGGTGCTGCTGATGCCCTCATCCAGCCAGGCGTCGGCCTTGCGGTTCGCTTCGCGCTGGCCGGTCCGACCGGCTTTTGTGCTGGTGAAGGTCCGGCGCACGCCGTCCTTCTGCACCTTGATCTGCCAGCGGTTCTGGTTCGGCAGCCAAACGGCTGTGTTGGTTCGCAATCCCATAAAAACACACCTCCATGGGTACACTTTGACAAGCCTGCCCGGAGGTGGTACAATAACAGTTGCTTAGGCTGGATTGTTCCTCGTGAGCAAGCCACTCTTTGACGCCCTGCCGGTTGCCGCCGGTGGGGCGTTTTTGTTTGTTCAGGTTACAGGTCCTTACGCTGTTCGTCTTTCTCGGACAAAATATCTTTGTGCAGGACGGATTCCAAAGCGCCTGCAACAGCTCCGTACAAAATGCAGATGCCCAGGTAACTTAATCCGCCCATTACAGCCCCTGAGCCAATGGCAAGCGAAATCTCCCGGCCCTGCCCGAAATAGTAGTAGGCGGCAAACCCAATACCACAGAGCACAGCCAGTATTTTCAAGGCTAGGGGAATCTTATAGTTTTTAGCAGGTTGTTGTTGAACCGGCTGTACGGTGCGCTTTTTGTGTTGGGTCTTTTTCCCGCTTTCTGTCACATAAGAAATCCCGGTGCCCGGAATGGATGCAGTGATGCGCTCCCTACCGGTAGCGGTTTTTGTGTGGCGCAATCCTTTGATGCCGTAGCTGTAGCCAACGCCGGACTTGCTGAAATTGATTCTCAGACCACCGAGCTTTACACTTTTTCGATAACGAAATCCCATAGTGACACGCTCCTTCTGGTATTATCCTTGATATTCTGGTGCATAAATATTGACTTTCACCTGCCGTGAACCATGAAACTCCACATCGCTGTAGGTCAGTTTTATGTCGTTCAGGGGATAAGCGCCCTCAGAATAATATTTCGTTCCAATGTCCTTGATATCGGCCCATGCCTGTGCAATTTGTTCGTCTGAAAGAGAATCGTCGATCACTTTCAAAAAATCGTGAAAGACCGGGTAAAGAGCATCGGATTCATTCGGTCCGTCGTCCAGAAGAATGGTCAGCCCATTTGCACTGTTGACCAGCTCTATAAAGATATCACCCGTGGAAATCAGTGCTTTTGTACGAACATTGCCCTGTCGGATGTCCTCCGGCTCAAATGGATATTCTGCAATTGCAGAATACTCCTCAAAGAAACGGTTCAGACCTTTATCCGATTTGAAATAAATCTTTTCCTGTTCCACGGAGACCTCAGGAGTTGAGGATGCCGGGAGCGTTTGCGCAATGCTGCTACAGCCCGTAAGGCACAAAGCCAGCGAGCACACGATAGCAACGGTATGAATCATCTTGATCATGACGATTTCTTCCTCCACCCTGTCAGATTAGCCACTGCATTTTCTTTGCCGGTACTGTGCTTGTGATACCATTCCTTGCGGCCATAGGGAGAAAGTTTTTTACCCATATAATTCCTCCTCGGTTAAGTTTTCATTTTCCTTGTAATAGTAGTAAGCACGCCGGACATATTCCTCCGTCGTGTCCAGGATCTCCGCAATCTCATCGGCATCACGGCCCTGCTTCAACAGTTCAAACAAGACCTGTTTCGGAATAGCATGCCGGATATACCAGTGATCTGCCCGCACCTCATGCCGCTCCACAATATCAAACGGAGTGGCCATGGAATAAAATCCGCCATACAGGCAATGGCCGAGCTCATGCCCGATGCGTGCCTGCTCTTCTGCATAGGTACAGGGCTTAGAATTGTCTAGCCCGATATAACACGCCCCATTGACTTCCGTTGACACGCTGCCAATGATCGGCATTGGATAGCGCAGGACTTCCACATGATTTTCGGCCGCAACTTTATAAAAGTCAGCCCTTGTTCCCATTTGCATCCCGCTCCTTTATGAACCGGACAAACTGCTTGACCTCTTCATACTGGGCGTCTGTCACAGGGCCACCACCAAAAAGAGCAAACTTAATATCATCCTCTGAAACCCCACCGGCACGCCCGGCGGGGCTTTTTTGTTCGCCAATCAGGTCATTCACCGACACTCCGAAGTAGACCGCAACCTTTGCGAGGGTATCGCCAGAAGGAACAGCCCCTGTATTCTTCCATTTCGTGACGGTCGAGTTGCTCAGACCAATTTCTTTTGCGGCACGGCTGCAGCTCACGCCCTTTTCCTGGCACAGTTCACTGTATACGTCATAAAACACAATTTTCAACGCCCCTTTTTGTGCAGAGCGCCAAATCTAACCAAATTCAGAAAATTTCATTGACTTTCTAACCAAATTCAGATATCATAGTGTCACAGTTGAATCCGGTTAGCAAACAAAGCCCGGAATCAACTGAATGGCTCAGGCTAGAATTTGCGCTGGATAATTGTTAGCACCATCATCTTACCGCAAATTCTAACCAAAGTCAAGTTTTTAAGTTGAAGGAGGTTAGAATTGTATGCCTGCACAATGGACAGGTGAGCTTGTTGGAAAAATGCACAATGCCGGTGTCACCGGCAAAGAACTGGCCGCACAGCTGGGAAAGAACCCGAAATACATTTCCCAGGTACTGAACGGCCACTACGAGCCCAAGAAGGCAGAGCGCGAGTTCAACGCTGCGCTCTCCGCCATCATTGAAGGCCGTCAGGAAAAGGAGGACTGACCCATGGCAAAGAAACAGTTTCTGAAACTCCGGCGGCTGGCAGAAGATCAGGACATCACCACGGATGAGCTGGCCGCAAAGGCGGGCATCGTGCCCCGCACGCTGCGCAAGCGCTTTGCCGCGCCGGAGAGCTGCGGCACATGGAACTGGGAAGAGATCGACGGCATCTGCCGCGCGCTTCACATCCCGCAGGAGCAGATCGGGGAGTATTTCTTCCCGAAGGTCGAGAAAGGAGCATGAACATGAAGGCAAAACTTTACATCAACAGTGAGGAATCGATCATCAGGATTGAAGGGGGCACCAATGAGGTGCTGAATCTTCTGGTGGATGCGATCGCGCAGATTCTGGAAGGTTATTTCCCGCACAACTTCGAGAAGCAGATGGCGTGGGTGTCCGGGCTTCTCTACGGCACGATTCGTGCCCTGGACAAGGAGGATAACGATGAAGATTAAATCCACCGTCTGGCAGGTGCTGGCCGCCGGGAGTTTCGGCGCGGGCCTGCTGTACGCCCTGGGCATTGAGGGCACCGCGCAGGTGGGCGGCACCATCTCGGACAGCCAGTTCATCACAGCCATGGCGCTGATCCTGGCAGCCCTTGCCCTGATGCGCATCAGCTTTGCCGTGCAGGACGCCGATGAGCGGGCCCACCGGAAAGTCCACAAGGAGCCCCAGAATACCGTGAAGAGCCGGAAGAAGGTGGGCTGATGCTGAAAAAGAAGCTCATCAACCTGCTGTACACTCTGGCGCTCTACGCAAAGGACAAGCTGCTGGACGCCGAAATTTGGGCGCTTAAGTGCACTGTCCGGACGCTTGAGGCACAGGGCAGAATCCTCGACCGTGTCCTTAAGCTCACAAAGGAGGCCGACGCATGACCGCCAAGGAGTACGTCGAGAGCCTGCAGCAGAAGTACGGGCAGCTCTGCCAGCAAGACAGCAATGCTATGACAACGACCCGCTGGGCGTCTGAGCTTTACAAGCTCGAAGCACGAATTGAGGTCTATGTTCTTGTGCTTGAGGACTTGGAAGGTGTGCTGCGGCTCATGGAGGACATCCCCCATGGCTGACTTTGTCAACAATGCCTTTTGGTATACGGTCTGGGACGCCAAGAGCGGTGACCTGTTGGCCAGCGGCACGGCCGCCATGTGCGCCCGGCGGCTGGGCTACGCCAGCGCCAACAGTTTTGCGTCTGCCGTCTCGCACTGGCTCAAGGACGGCAGGCAGCACGTCAAGTACATTTGCCAGCGGGAGCTCATCCCGCGCAGCGAGGTGGACAGCCTGCCCCGCAAACCAAAAAGGCCCGCCGGTGTTGGCGCACCGACGAGCTGCAAGGGATGATGGATTTTCCCAATCACATCTCCCCGATGATATCACAAAATCGGAGGTTTTACAATGAAAGGAATCCTGATCGAGCCGGGCAAAGCCCCGGTCGTCACCACCCTGCCGGACACCCTGCAGGGCATCGAAGCCATGCTGGGCTGCGATTGCACGCAGAAGGTGCTGCCCCGCACCCCGGCGGTGCTGGTGTACGGCCTCCTCGGCAAGGGGCTGAACCGCATCTACCGCGGGCAGAACATCTACGGCACCATCCTGTGCTACGGCTGGAAGAACAACAGCCTCGTGCCCATGAGCAAAGACCTGCAGGCCGAGATGCTCGACCGGCTCAAGGAAACGGAGGTGCGGGTATGATCATCAGCCAGAACAGCAACGATGTTTACTACGCCTATACCCGTGGGCGCTTCTGGCGCTGGGACGAATCTGCACACGTCTGGAAAGAGAGCCACCTGCTGGCCCAGAAGTTTGGCAAAGCCAAGACCGTTGAAAAGCGGCTGACCCCGGAAGCGTTTCTGACCAGCAACGAGTTCATCCCGATGGACGACTACGAGCTTCCGGATCAGATGCTCACCGCCCTCCGGGATGCCAAGCCCTGCAGGAATGCGCCGGTTGAGCCGGTAGAAGAATGCACAGCGCCGGTTCCTGCCCATACGGCAGATGTTGCCGAACCGTGCGGCAACGTTCCAGCTTCTCCCTCTTTTGATTTTTCCGCACTGGGCGACCTGTCCGGACAGGCTGCAGAGGCTGACCATCAGTTTGATCTGCACTACGGCACCGCACAGGATGAATACCTCATCTCCTGCATCTATCTGGCCCGGGTGCACGCCCTGACGGCCAAGGCTGGCCGCTACGGCGGCGGTACATGGACAAAGTGGTACGAGAGCAAGGGTTTGAGCCATGGCAGCGCCACAAAGATGGTGCAGAACGGCGACGCTTTTAAATCGTCAACTGTTGACGAATTAAAATGCCTGCCGGAGCTGACCCGCAAGGACCTGAACCTGATTGCCCGCTCTGGCTGCGCCGAGCAGCTCACCGCAGCCGCCGGGGACAGCCAGCGGGTGCAGGATCTGCTGGCCCAGCTCAAAGCCGAAAAATCCCGCGCCGATACCGCAGAAGCGCATCTGGAAGCCGCCCACGCCGACATCAACGGCCTGACCGAACGTGCCCAAAAGGCCGAATCCGAACGGGACAAGGCCCGCGCCGACCAGCTGAGCACCGCCAAAGACTGCAACCGGCTGGGCCTGAAGGTCTCGCAGGAAAAAGACCGTGCAGACAAAGCCGAGGCCCGAGAGGAAGAAGCCTGGAAGCTGCAGAGCAAGGCCGAAACCCGGGCGCAGGAGGCCGAGAAGCAGCTGGAGGGGTCCCGGCAGATGGCCGAAGCGGCCAAGCTCCGGGGCGACAAGCTCAAGGCCGAGAATGATGCACTCAAGAAGCAACCCATCACCACGGTGGTGGACAAGGAAGAGGTAGAGCGTCAGGCCAGGGAAATGGCCGCCGAGATGACCGCCGACCTGCGGGCACAGCTGGAACAGGCCGCTTCCGGCAGTGAACAGGATGCCCACAGCTCCTATGACAACGTGCTGCTGGCCGACCGCTCTTTCCAGAACATCGGCAAAATGGTGGTTCCGTCCCTCCGCAGGCTTCCGCCCGAACAGCGGGAGCAGCTGACCAATATGCTCGTTCACACACTCGGACAGATCCAAGGGGAGGTATCCAGATGTCTGTAACCATCACGGCCCTTGAGGCCGAAAACGTCAAGCGCATCAAGGCCGTTGCGCTCACCCCCGCCCCCACCGGGCTCACCCTCGTGGGCGGCAACAACAATCAGGGCAAGACCAGCGTGCTGGACGCCCTGGCGTGGGCCCTGGGCGGGGACCGTTTCCGTCCGGACGCCGCACAGCGGGACGGTGCTATCGCTCCTGCTCACCTCAAGGTCACACTGTCCAACGGCGTGGTGGTGGAGCGCAAGGGCAAAAACGCCAGCCTGACCGTTACCGACCCCACCGGCCGGCGCAGCGGCCAGCAGCTGCTCAACGCCTTTGTGGAGCCGCTGGCCCTCGACCTGCCCCGCTTCATGGACGCCAGCGACAAGGAAAAGGCCGACATCCTGCTGCGCATCATCGGCGTGGGGTCGGAGCTGCAGGTCAAAGATCTGGAGATCAAAGGCCTGTACGACAAGCGAACCTTCACCGGCCAGCTGGCCGCCCAGAAAAAGCACTTTGCCGAGGAACTGGTCTCTTACCCGGAAGCCCCGGACGAGCCGGTCAGCGCTTCCGACCTCATCCGCCAGCAGCAGGACATCCTTGCCCGGAATGGCGAGAACCAGCGCCTGCGGGCCCAGTATGCAGAGCTTGAACAGCAGGTGCAGCAGTGTGTGGACGAGCTGAAGCGCACCCGGGAACGCATTGCCACACTGCAGCAGCTGGCAGATGAACTGGACGCCAAGCACACCAAGTTGTTCAATCAGTGGGGAACTGCAAGAAAGACCGTCTCCCAGCTGCAAGACGAATCCACCGCCGAGCTGGAAGCCTCCATCCGGGACATTGAGGAGACCAACCGCAAGGTGCGTGCCAACCTCGAAAAAGCCCGCGCCGAGGACGAGGCTGCCCAGTATGCCAGCGACTACGACAAGCTGACCGGCCAGATCGAGGACAAGCGCGCCGAGCGCATGGCCCTGCTGAACGGGGCCGACCTGCCCCTGCCGGGCCTCAGCGTGGAGGACGGTGTCCTTACTTACAACGGCAAGCGCTGGCGGGACATGTCCGGCAGCGACCAGCTGCGGGTGGCCACGGCCATCGTCCGCCGCCTGAACCCGGACTGCGGGTTTGTACTGCTGGACAAGCTGGAGCAGATGGACATGACCACCCTGACCGAGTTTGGCCGCTGGCTGGAAGCAGAGCACCTGCAGGCCATCGCCACCCGGGTCTCCACCGGCAGCGAGTGCCAGATCATCATTGAGGACGGCATGGTCAAGGACGCCGTGCCGCCCGAAGAGAAGCCCCAGCCCCGGAGCTGGACGAAAGGAGCGTTTTAAATGAGCAAGTATGCAGTCACCAGCGGCATCCAGACCGCCCCCGTCAAAACCGTGCTGTACGGCCCGGAGGGCATCGGCAAAAGCACCTTTGCCTCCCACTTCCCGAGCCCTGTGTTCATCGACACCGAGGGCGGCACCAAGCGCCTGAACGTGGCCCGCCTGCCCCAGCCCACCAGCTGGGCCATGCTGCTGGACGAGGTGGCCGAGGTGCGCAAAGGCAACGTGCCCTGCGGCACGCTGGTCATCGACACAGCCGACTGGGCCGAGCGCCTGTGCATCCAGGCGGTGTGCGCCCGTGCCAAGGTCAACGGCATCGAAGATTTTGGCTACGGCAAGGGCTACACCTACGTCAAGGAGGAGTTCAGCAAGCTGCTGGATGCCCTGGAAGAGGTGCTGAACGCCGGCCACAATGTGGTGGTGCTGGCCCATGCCGCCATCACCAAGTTTGAGCAGCCGGACGCCGTGGGCAACTACGACCGCTGGGGCATGAAAACCAGCAAGCAGGTGGCCCCGCTGCTGCGGGAGTGGTGCGACATGCTGTTGTTCGCCAACTACAAGACCGTGGTGGAAAAGGCGGGCAGCAGTCCCAACGCCAAAAACAAGGCCAGCGGCGGCCGCCGGGTCATGTACACCACCCATCACCCCTGCTGGGATGCCAAGAACCGCTTTGGCCTGCCGGACGAAATGCCCTTTGATTATGCCGGCATTGCCGCCTGCATCTCCGGCACCACACCTGCGCCCGCACCGCAGCCGGAACCGCAGCCGCGCCCCCAGCCGAAGCCCCAGAGTGCGCCGGAAGAGGACATTCTGCCCGCACCCGCACCGCAGCCGGAACCGCCCGCCGAGACGGTGCCCAAAGCCCTGCTGGTGCCCGACCTGATCGCGCTGGGCGTGCCGGAAAAGCTGGCTCCCCTGATGAGCGCCAACAACGTCACCCCGGAGGAGCTGCAGGCTGTGGTGGGCAAGCGGGGCTACTTCCCGGAGGATATGCCCATCAAGGACTACCCCATGGATTTTGTGGAGGGCTGCCTGATCGCCGCATGGCCGCAGGTGCTGCAGATGGTTCTGGACAGCCGTGACCTGCCGTTTTAACGTACATTAAATAAAGGAGAAGCATTATGAACGAGATGAACAACGAAGGTTTCGCTTTGGGTTGGGATGACGAGTTTACCAACGAGCAGCAGGAATTCGTGCTGCTGCCGGAGGGGGATTACCCCTTTGAGGTCACCGGCATGGAGCGTGCCCGCTATGAGGGCGGGGCCAAGCTGCCGCCCTGCTCCATGGCAAAACTGACCCTGCGCATTTATGGCGGGGCCAAGGGCGACACCACCGTGACCCACCGCCTGTACCTGCATACCAAGACCCAGGGTCTGCTGGGCGCGTTCTTTGAGAGCATCGGCCAGTGCAAGCGGGGCGAAACCTTCCGCCCCCGCTGGAACGAGGTGGTAGGTGCCAAGGGCATCTGCAAGCTGGGCGTCCGGGAGTACACCAAACAGAGCGGCCCTCACGCCGGTGAGACCGGCCAGAGCAACGAGGTGCAGCGCTTCCTGCCGCCCCCGGCACCCAAGGCGGCACCCTCGCAGGGCTGGACGCAGGGGGCATTCTGATGGGGCAGGAACTGAGACCCTACCAGCAGCAGGCCCGTGACCGCATCCACGCCGAGTGGGACGCCGGCCACACCCGCACCCTGCTGGTGCTGCCCACCGGCACCGGCAAAACCATTGTGTTTGCGTCGGTGGCTGCCGATCAGGTGCGTGCCGGCGACCGGGTGCTCATTCTGGCGCACCGGGGCGAGCTGCTGGAACAGGCTGCCGACAAGCTGCAGCGTTCCACCGGCCTTGTCAGCGCCGTGGAAAAGGCCGAATCCACCTGCCTGGACAGCTGGTTCCGGGTGGTGGTGGGCAGCGTGCAGACCCTGCAGCGCACCGCCCGGCTGGAACGCTTCCCGCAGGATTATTTCGGCACCATCATCATCGACGAGGCCCACCACGCCATCACCGACGGTTACCGCCGCATCCTGGACTACTTCAGCGGGGCCAAGGTGCTTGGCGTCACCGCCACGCCGGACCGCGGCGACATGCGCAATCTGGGCGAGGTGTTCGACAGCCTGGCCTTTGAGTACAAGCTGACCGACGCCATCAAGGAGGGCTATCTGTGCAAGATCATGGCCCAGACCATCCCGCTGCAGCTGGATATTACATCCGTGACCATGAGCGGCGGCGACTACGCCGTGGGCGACCTGGGCACAGCCCTTGATCCGTATTTGGAGCAGATCGCCGCCGAAATGGCTCGGCGCTGCAAGAGCCGCAAAACGGTGGTGTTCCTGCCGCTGATCAAGACCAGCCAGAAGTTCCGGGACCTGCTGAACACCTACGGCTTCCGGGCTGCCGAGGTCAACGGCCAGAGCGACGACCGCAGGCAGGTGCTGGCCGACTTCGACGCCGGCAAATACAATGTGCTGTGCAACTCCATGCTGCTCACCGAGGGCTGGGACTGCCCCTCCGTGGACTGCGTGGTGGTGCTGCGGCCCACCAAGGTGCGCAGCCTGTACAGCCAGATGGTGGGGCGCGGCACCCGCCTTTCCCCGGGCAAGACCGACCTGCTGTTGCTGGATTTCCTGTGGATGACCGACAAGCACGAGCTGTGCCGCCCGGCAGACCTGGTCTGTGAGGACCGCACTGTGGCCCGCCAGATGACCGAGCATCTGGCCGAGACCGGCTGCCCGGAGGACATCGAGGAGGCCGCCGCCCAGGCCAGCGAGGACGTGGTGGCCCAGCGGGAAGAAGCCCTTGCCAAGCAGCTGGAAGAGCAGCGCCGTAAAAAGGCAAAACTGGTGGACCCTCTGCAGTACGAAATGAGCATTCAGGCCGAAGATCTGGCCGGGTATGTGCCCGCCTTTGGCTGGGAGGCCGGTCCGCCCAGCGAGCAACAGACCGCCGCGCTGGAAAAGCTGGGCATCCTGCCGGACGCAGTGGAATCCGCCGGCAAGGCCGCCCTGCTGCTGGACCGCCTGAACAAGCGCCGGGACGAGGGCCTGACCACGCCCAAACAGATCCGCTGTCTGGAAAAGTACGGGTTCCAGCATGTGGGCACCTGGAGCTTTGAGGCCGCCCGCCACATGATCGATCGCATAGCGGCTCAGGGCTGGCGCGGCGTGCCCAAGGGCGTGAACCCCCGCACCTATACCCCCGCTGCGGAGCCGCCTGCTGCAGACAGTCCTTTTGATTTTGGATGGTAACGTGAATGGACAATGCGAATGAACTCAAAGAAGCGCTGGATTTTCTCAGCCCGTCCGCCCTGACCTACGACGAATGGATCCTGGTGGGCATGGGCCTGAAGGAAGCCGGCCTGCCCGTGGAAGCATGGGAACAGTGGAGCGCCCGGGACGGGGGCCGCTACCACAAAGGCGAGTGCGCCAAGAAGTGGGCCAGTTTCCACGGCGGCGGGGGCAGCCCCGTCACGGCCAGCAGTATCTTTCAGCTGGCCTATTCCAGCGGATGGAGAGGCCCTGCCGGCCATGCACTGGACTGGAACGACGACATCTCCGCCGGGACGAACCACACAGACGGCCAGCTGGTAGACCCCCGTTGGGTGGAAGCCCACGATCTCGCCCTGCCGGAACAGTGGGACCCTGTGGACCAGCTCAGGCGCTACCTGCAGGCCCTGTTTGAAGAGGACGAGTATGTGGCCTATGTCACCGAGAGTTTCATGGCCGACGACAAACGCCGCCCGGCCAAGGGCAGCTGGACCCGCACCGCCGGGCAGCTCCTTGCCGAACTGGGCACCTGCGGCGGGGATCTCGGCAAGGTGCTAGGCGACTGGGACCCGGAGGTGGGTGCCTGGATCTGCTTCAACCCCGTGGACGGCACAGGCCGCAAGGACGCCAACGTCACCGCCTACCGCTACGCCCTTGTGGAGTGCGATAACATGGAGCTGGGCAAGCAGCAGGCCATCATCAAGCAGCTGGAGCTGCCCTGCGCCGCGCTGGTGTACTCCGGCGGCAAGAGCGTCCACGCCATCGTCAAGGTGGACGCCCCGGACTATGCCGAGTACCGCAAGCGGGTGGATTACCTCTACGCTGCCTGCCAGAAAAACGGCCTGACCCTCGACCAGCAGAACCGCAACCCCAGCCGCCTGAGCCGGATGCCCGGCATCCTGCGCGGCGACAAGCGGCAGGTGCTTCTGGAGACCAATTTCGGCAAGAGCTGCTGGGACGAGTGGGTGGACTGGCTGGAAGCCGAGACCGACGACCTACCGGACACCGAGAACCTCGCCGCCGACTGGGAGCACCTGCCCCCGCTGGCAGACCCGCTCATCTTCGGGGTGCTGCGCAAAGGGCACAAGATGCTTCTGGCGGGCCCCAGCAAGGCCGGCAAGAGCTTTGCCCTCATCGAGCTGTGCATCGCCATTGCCGAGGGCAAGCCGTGGCTGGGCCAGTTCTCCTGCGCCCAGGGCAAGGTGCTGTACATCAATCTGGAGCTGGATCGGGCCTCCTGCCTGCACCGCTTCAAGGATGTGTACACCGCCATGGGCCTGCCGCCGGAGCACCTGAAAAACATTGACATCTGGAACCTGCGCGGTGCGTCCGTGCCCATGGACAAGCTGGCCCCCAAGCTCATCCGCCGGGCCCAGAAAAAGGGCTACATGGCCGTGGTGCTGGACCCCATTTATAAGGTAATCACCGGCGACGAGAACAGCGCCGACCAGATGGCCAAGTTCTGCAACCAGTTTGACCTTGTGTGCCGCGCACTGGACTGCGCCGTGATCTACTGCCATCACCACAGCAAAGGTGCCCAGGGCGGCAAGCGCAGCATGGACCGTGCGTCCGGTTCCGGCGTGTTCGCCCGTGACCCGGACGCCATGCTGGACATGACCGAGCTGGTGCCAACCGATGCTATCCGCCAGCAGCTGCACAACAAGGCCGCCTGCCGGGTCATCAAGGCCATGCTGGATAAGCGCGGCCATGCCGATGCCTACGGCCCGGACGATGCCCTCAGCCGCACCCGGATGCTGGCCATTGCTAAGGAAAAACTCGGCCTTGCCGACCTGCGCGCCATCGACGCAGAGGTGGCCGCCGCTGAGAAAAAGGCCGACGGCATGACCGCCTGGCGCATCGAGGGCACCCTGCGCGAGTTTGCCCGGTTCGACCCGGTCAACCTCTGGTTCGACTACCCCGTGCACAAGCTGGACACCGGCCTGCTGGAGGACCTGCAGCCGGACGGCGACGTTAAAGGCTTTGCGGCACGCGGCGCGGAAAAACGCTGGGGCAGCCGGGAGAAGCTGGCCAAGAACAAATCCGTGGAGCTGTCCACCGCCTACGAATCCTGCACGATGGACGGCAAGGTCACTGTCTACGCCATGGCCGAGTATATGGGCCTGAAGCCGGACACCGTGCGCCGCCGCCTGAAAGCGGACGGCGGTTACTGGGTAGATGGCGCGGACGTGGGACGCAAAGAACCCGGTTCCAACGGATGATTACAAATTGCAATATTTTGTTTTACGCAACGTACAAAAACAGTAAAATGCCCGCATAATCCGTCCGCGTCCGGCTTCCGGATTTCGGAAAATGCCGCATTTTCCTACGGATCCGGGACGGAAAATGCCTATATATAATAGCATAATTCGTCCGTGTGTGATGGGGATCCCGGAGGATGGGCGTACACAGCCCCATCCATCCGGGGAACCCTCCCCATCACGTTGGCCTGAACTGAAAAAAAGAAAAACGAGGTGAACCCCATGTACATGCAATTCTTCGTCCCCATGCAGCCGCCCACCACCACCCACAACGCAAAGCAGCTGCACGCCTACATGAAGGGCGGCAAGCCCTGCGCCGTGCTGCACGACAGCCCGGAACTCAAAGCCACCCGTGCCAAGCTCCATGCCCATCTGGCACCCCACGCCCCGGCAAAGCCCATCCCTGCCGGCAGACCGGTGCGCCTGCTGGTCAAGTGGTGCTTCCCCTCCGAGGGGCGCAGGAACGGTGCGTGGCGCACCAGCAAACCCGACACCGACAACCTGGAAAAGGCTCTCAAGGACGAGATGACCCGCCTGCACTTCTGGGACGACGATGCCCAGGTGTGCAGCGAGATTGTGGAGAAGTTCTGGTCGGACCCCTGCGGGGTGTTTGTCCGGGTGGAGGAGCTGGCATGACCTACGAAGAGAAAAAGGCCAGGCTCTGGCGGTACAGGTCGGCCAAACGGTTCGAGCGGCTGCGTCTGGACGAGCTGGCTACGCTGGAAGCGGAAGCCATGCACACCACCCAGCGCTATTCCGCCACACCGGGCGGCGGCGGGGACGGGCAGGCGCTGCCCAGAGCCGTGGAGCGCATCGAGGAAGCCCGGCAGGCTGCCGAAGCGCAGTCCACTGTGTGCGACGCCATCCGGGCCGAGATCATGGACGTGTTCAGCCAGCTGGACGATGAGGTGGACTTCATGATCCTGTTCCGCCGGTATATCCTGCTGGAAAACTGGGACAAAATCGCTGTGCATGTCCGACTGGCAAAGCGCTGGATCTTTACCCGCCATCGTGCGGCCATCGAAAAGCTGGAGATCAAAGACAGCACTGAACAGCACCAAACAGCATCTATCCAACACCCTGAATCCGAAGTATAATTAGAATGCCGAAGCCCGCAGGAAAGGTTTACTCCCTTCAATCCTGCGGGCTTTGTGCTGCCCGGCTGCGACAGGGGAACAACCTTTACCGACCAACAGCCTGAATGTACCAGCCGGGCCTTTTTTGATATTTTCCGCCGTCCGCAGGGGCGGCTTTTTTCATACCCCCGGGGCCTGCAAAGACCCCCGGGGTCATTTTGTACCCCGGCCTTTCAAAACACCCCCTGCCTGCAAAAGGCCTCCTCCCCCTTGAGGAGACCGGCAGGCAGCACACCCCAAGGAGCTGCCCATGGCAAAGACTGTTGCACGCCCGGATCGGGACGGCACCCACCGGCTGGCGTTTGAACGCAACAAGAAAAAGATCTACGCCACCCAGACCGTGTGCGGCATCTGCGGCAAGCCTGTGGATTTCAGCTACAAGTTTCCGCATCCGCTTTCGCCGTGCATCGACCACATCATTCCGGTGGCCAAGGGCGGCCACCCCAGCGACCTCGCCAACCTGCAGCTGGCGCATTTCTGGTGCAACCGGCAGAAGAGCGACAAGCTGTTCGCACCTGTGGAGCAGCAGACGGATCCGGATGCAGATGCTTCCGTGCCCCTGCCGCTGAGCACCGACTGGACGGCGTACCGCAGCCGCTGAAACGGCCCGCAGCGCCGCCGGGACCCGCACGCAGGGACAGGGGGGTATCCCCCTCCCAGGGGGCCCTCTGACCTTCCCAGACCGTACTGTGAATATTTTCTCGTGAAAGGAGAATCCACCGCCCATGACCGACCTGAAAGGCATGGCCTATCTGCGCCGCCGCCTGAACCAGAAGCGCAGCCGAGTGCTGACCCGCTACAAGTATTACGAGATGAAGAACGCCGTAAAGGACTTTGGCAAGGTCACCCCGGATGAGTTCCGCTTTTTCAGCGAGACGCTGGGCTGGTGCGGGAAAGCTGTGGACGCTCTGGCCGACCGGCTGGTCTGGCGGGAGTTCCGGGATGATAACTTTGACCTGAACTCCATCTACCAGATGAACAACGCAGACACCCTGTTTGACAGTGCCGTGCTGTCGGCCCTCATTTCCAGCTGCTGCTTTCTGTACATCAGCCCGGACGGCAGCGGCTACCCCCGGCTGCAGGTCATCGACGGCGGCAACGCCACCGGCATCCTGGACGAGGTGACCGGCCTGCTCACGGAAGGATATGCCGTGCTGTCCCGTGACCCGGAGACGGACAAGCCCCTGCTGGAGGCCTACTTCACGGCGGACAGCACCTGGTATTACCCCGACGGCCAAAAGCCGTATCAGGTGCCAAACCTCGCACCGGCCCCGCTGCTGGTGCCCGTCGTATACCGCCCGGATGCCAAGCGGCCCTTTGGCCACAGCCGCATCTCCCGTGCCTGCATGGGCCTGCAGCAGGGTGCCCTGCGCACCCTCAAGCGCAGCGAGATCAGCGCCGAGTTCTATTCCTTCCCGCAGAAATATGTGCTGGGCACCTCCAACGACGCCGAGCAGATGGACAAGTGGAAGGCCACCATCTCCAGTTTTCTGGAATTCACCAAGGACGAGGACGGCGACAAGCCGGTGGTGGGCCAGTTCACCCAGCAGAGCATGAGCCCCTACACCGAGCAGCTGCGCACCTTTGCCGCCCTGTTCGCAGGTGAGACCGGCCTGACGCTGGATGATCTGGGCTTCGTCACCGACAACCCCTCCAGCGCCGAGGCCATCAAGTCCAGCCACGAGAGCCTGCGCCTGGCGGCCCGCAAGGCACAGCGCACCTTTGGCAGCGGCTTCCTGAACGCCGGGTATCTGGCCGCCTGCATGCGGGACGGCATCGCCTACCAGCGTCAGCAGCTCTACCTCACCCGCCCGGTGTGGGAGCCGGTGTTCGAGCCGGACGCCACCACCCTGTCCGGCATCGGGGACGCCGTGGGCAAGATCAACACGGCCATCCCCGGTTATTTCGGTGCGGAGAACCTGCGGGACCTGACGGGCATCCGCTCCGAGAGCTGAGGAGGCACCCATGGCCGACAAGGACATTGCCCCGGAGCTGCTGGAGCGCATCCGGGCCGACTTCCGGGCGCTGCTGGGCGACGCAAAGCCTGCCGCCGACACCTACGCTGCCGCTGCGGATTACGCCGAGATTGTGGGCAGCGCCCTGGCCGAAGCCTTCCGCCGCAATCTGACCGCCGACGCCCTGCCGGACGGCAGGCTGTACTGGAACATTGCCGACCGGGTGGTGCGCCCCCTGCTGGAAGAGGAGCACCTGCTGGTGGCGGACGCTTCCGCTGCCGTGCAGCAGGCACTGAACCAGCAGGCAAATCTCGGCATTGCCCCGCAGCGGGCCGTGCTGCCCACCGACGCTGTGGACGACCTGCTGAACAAGGTGTCCACGGCGGAGCAGTTTGCGGATGTGGCGTGGGCACTGGACGAGCCGGTGCGTACCTTCTCCCGCATGGTGGTGGACGACACCCTGAAACGCAACGTGGATTTTCAGGGCAAGGCCGGGCTGCGGCCCCGTGTCATCCGCACCGCCGAGAGCCACTGCTGCAAATGGTGCAGTGCGCTGGCCGGCACTTACGATTACCCCCGTGTGCCCAAAGACGTTTACCGCCGCCACGAGCGCTGCCGCTGCCGGGTGGAGTACGACCCCGGCGAAGGACGGCGGCAGAACGTGTGGAACAAGACGTGGTCGGAGGATGAGGAATCCCGGCAGGCACGCAGGGAGTTCGCAGAAATACCGCTTCCGAATAAAGTACGTCTGCCCCAAAAGTCACCGCTGCAGAGCGTCCTGCCGGAATATCTGCGGACGGCTTTACCGGGCGTTGACTCTATCACATATGATACAGGTTATGACATGGCACGCCATGCAGACGAAATAAAAACAGCACAATGGCTGCACGACCATCTGGGCGGCGACATTATGCTGTTGAACGAAGCAAACAATTATAAGGCAATGACGCCGGACTACATTTGGAATGGGAAGCTATGGGACTTAAAAACAGCTTCTACAGAAAAATCTGCAAACAGCGCTGTTCGGCATGGTCTGAAGCAGATTCAAGAAAATCCGGGCGGCATTATTTTGAACTATGGACAGAATATAATTTCTGTTGATTCGCTGAAAGAAGTTCTCCGAAAAAGGCTGACTGCCAGCGCAACTCAAAACGTAGATATTCTTGTTATCTGCAAGGATGAATTGCTCACGGTTCAGCGTTTTGTTGCAAAAAAATAGAGGTGTCGAGCCCCCACCATATAGCGGAGGCGCACCTCTATTTATTTTATACCATATTTTCGATTTGTCGTCAACATTCTAGAAGGAGGAACCCAGCCCACCATGCCGCGGACGCGAAAACAGACAGCCCCGGCAAGGCTGGGGCGTCAGACGCCCACCGCTGCCGTGGTGCTGCCCTACACCAAAACCTTCGGCCAGGACGCCATCGACCTGTACAACTCCACCGGGCGCATCGCCCAGCAGTGGCAGGAGCTGCTGCTGTATGACATCCTTGCCCGCAACGAGGAGGATCTGTGGGTGCATACCAAGTTCGGCTATGCCGTGCCCCGCCGCAACGGCAAGAACGAGATCGCCGCCATCCGGGAGCTGTACGGCCTGCAGCAGGGCGAGAGCATCCTGCACACCGCCCACCGCACCACCACCTCCCGGGCCGCCTGGGAGCGGTTGTGCCACCTGCTGGACAAGGCCAAGATCCCCTATAAATCCATTCAGGCCGTGGGCCGGGAGCACATCCAGCTGGAAGAGGGCGAGGGCCGCATCGAGTTCCGCACCCGCTCCTCCAAGGGCGGCCTGGGCGAGGGCTTTGACCTGCTGGTCATCGACGAGGCCCAGGAGTACACCGACGATCAGGCCAGTGCCCTGAAGTATGTGGTCACTGACAGCGAGAACCCGCAGACCCTGTTCTGCGGCACCCCGCCCACGCCGGTGTCCTCCGGCACGGTGTTCCTCAAAATGCGCAACGCCGCCCTGCGGGGCGACACGCAGAACACCGGCTGGGCCGAGTGGAGCGTGGAGCAGCAGACCGACCCCCACGACGTGGAGGCCTGGTATCAGACGAACCCCAGCCTCGGCACCATCTTCACCGAGCGCAGTGTGGCGGATGAGATCGGCGATGACCCCATCGACTTCAACATCCAGCGTCTGGGGCTGTGGCTTCGGTACAACCTCAAATCGGCCATCAGCCGGGCAGAGTGGGACGAACTGAAAACCGACACCCTGCCCAAGCTCACCGGCAAGCTGTATGCCGGCATCAAGTTCAGCACCGACGGCACCAGCTGTGCGCTAGCCGTTGCGTGCCGCACCAAAGACAACGCTATCTTCGTGGAAGCCATCGGCTGCCATCCTACCCGGGACGGCAGCGGGTGGCTTCTTGATTTTCTATCCAAAGCCGACCTAGCCGCCGTGGCGGTGGACGGGGCCAGCGGGCAGCAGCTTCTGGCCGACGCCATGAAGGCCGCCCACCTCAGGTCCCCCGTGCTGCCCACGGTCAAGCAGGTCATCACCGCCAACGCCGCCTTCGAGCAGGCCCTTTTTGCGCAAGCCCTGTGCCATGCCGGCCAGCCCGGCCTTGCGCAGGCTGCTTCCAACTGCGAAAAGCGGGCCATCGGCTCCAACGGCGGCTTCGGTTACCGCTCTCTGACCGAGGGCGGCCACATCGAGCTGCTGGACAGCATGATCCTGGCCCACTGGCAGTGCGCCGAGGGCAAGGGCAAGCGCCGGCAGCGCATCCGCTATTAACAGGCCACCCGGGCCTGTTTTTTTGTTGCCATAAAGGAGGGTATTCCATGGCAGAAGCATTTGAACCCATCACCACGCAGGAGGCGTTTGAGGCCGCTGTCGCTGACAGGCTGGCCCCTTACGCCGACTACAACGACCTCAAGGCCCAGAACGAGGCCCTCGCCGGGCAGGTGGCGGAGCTGAACACCCGCTGCCAGACCTACGAGACGGACGCGCTCAAGACCCGCGTTGCCCATGAGGTGGGCCTGCCGTTCGACCTGGCGGGCCGCCTGACCGGCTCCAAGGAGGAGGACATCCGCAAGGACGCCCAGAACCTGCTGCAGCTGATCAAGCCCAAGACCCCGCCCGCACCCCTGCGCGGCGACCCCGACCCCAGCGGCAGCGGCAAAAAGGCCGCCTGGCGCAGTTTCGCAAACCAGCTGATGAACAACGAGTAAAGGAGAACACATCATGGCAGATATTCTGAGCAAAGGCTCCCTGTTCCCGGAGGAGCTGATCCCCGGCTTTATCCAGAAAACCACCGGCGCGTCCGCACTGGCCAAGCTCTGCGGCGCAACGCCCATCGCCTTCAACGGCCAGAAGGAATTCACCTTCACGCTGGACAAGGAAGTGGACATCGTGGCAGAAAACGGTGCCAAGGGCAAGGGCGGCATGACCGTGGAGCCCATCACCATCGTGCCCATCAAGATCGAGTATGGTGCACGCGTGTCCGACGAGTTCCTGTACGCTTCCGAGGACGCCCAGATGGACGTTCTGAGCGCCTTTGCGGACGGCTTTGCCAAGAAGGTGGCCAAGGGTCTGGACCTCATGGCCTTCCACGGCATCAACCCCCGCACCGGCTCTGCGTCCGGCGTCATCGGCACCAACCACTTTGACAGCAAGGTCACCCAGGCCGTGACCATTGCCGCCTCCGACAAGCCCGACACCAACGTGGAGGCCGCCATCGCCCTGGTGCAGGGCGCGGAGCGGGACGTTACCGGCATGGTGCTGGCCCCCAGTTTCAAGAGCGCTCTGGCGGCCCAGACCACTACCGACGGCGCCAAGCTGTACCCGCAGCTGGCCTGGGGCGCAAACCCCGGCGAGGTGAACGGCCTGCGGGTGGAATCCACCTCCAACCTGTCCGCCGGTTCCAGCCTGGACCGTGCGCTGGTGGGCGACTTCACCAACTGCTTCAAGTGGGGCTACGCCAAGGAGATGCCCATTGAGGTGATCCAGTACGGCAACCCCGACAACGACGCGGATCTGGGTGACCTGAAGGGCCACAACCAGGTGTACCTGCGCGGCGAGGCCTACATCGGCTGGGGCATCCTGGATCCGTCCGCATTCGCCCACATCAAGGCCAACGCCTAAGGAGGACACGCCATGCTGTACCGCAACAAGCGCACCGGCGCTGTGATCGAGACGCCCTGCCGCGTTTCCGGCGGGGACTGGGAGCCCGTCAAGGCAGAAAAGGCGGCCAAACCCAAGGCTGCCGCCAAGGAGAAACCGGAGGCTGCTGAATGAGCTACGCCACCGTGGAGGACATGACCGCTCTGTGGCGTCCCATGACTGCCGCCGAGCAGGCAAGGGCGTTCTCCTTGCTGGATGTCATTTCGGCCAGCCTGGACGTGGAGGCCCGCAAGGCAGGCAAAGACCTGCCCGCACTGGTAGCCGCTGACCCGGCGCTGGCCATGGTGGCCAAGAGCGTGGCCGTGGATGTGGCCGCCCGCACCCTGATGACCAGCACGAACCAGGAGCCTATGACCCAGATCACCCAGGCAGCCGGCGGCTACTCGGCGTCCGGGTCCTTTCTGGTGCCCGGCGGCGGCCTGTTCATCAAAAAATCGGAGCTGGCCCGGCTGGGCCTGCGCCGTCAGCGGATGGGAGTGATCGAACCCTATGGCTCTGATTAAGGGCATCCCCGTCATCCTCTATGAGCGCACCCAGACCGGCGAGGATGCTTTTCACGCTCCGGTTTACACCGAAACACCGGTCACGGTGGAAAATGTGCTCATCACGCCGGTGGACAATGCCGCCGTGGTCACCGACCTGCAGCTTACGGGCCGCCGGGTGGCCTACGAGCTGTGCATCCCGAAAGGCGACGCTCACCGCTGGGAGGGCTGCACCGTGGGGTTCTTCGGACAGAAGTGGCGGGTATATGGCGGTGTGACCCAGTACATTGAGGCGCTTGTGCCGCTGGACTGGAACAAGAAGGTGCAGGTGGAGCGCATTGAGTAACGTCAAGATCAAGCTGAACAAGAAGGGCGTCGGCAAGCTGCTGAAAAGTAAGGAGCTGGCCGACGGCCTGAACAGCCTTGCCTTTGCGGCCCAGAGCCGCTTGGGCGACGGGTACGAAGCCTTGTACTACACCGCACCCACCCGTGCCGTGGCGGAAGTCCGGGCGGAAAGCTATGCCGCCCGCAAGGAGAACGCCGACACCAATTCCATTTTAAAGGCCCTGAAATGATCGAAGAAATCATCCTGAATTACCTGCGGGAAAACGGTTTTCCCTGCTTTATGTCCGTGCCGGAGAACCCCTCCGGCAATTTTTGTGTCCTGGAAAAGACCGGCTCCGACTGCGACGAGGGCATTTACACGGCCACACTGGCGGTGCAGTCCTACGGCCACAATGCCTGCGACCATGACGGCACCTTAGGTGCTGCCCAGCTCAACGAGCAGATCAAGGCCGCCATGCAGGCCGCCGACACCCTGCCGGAGGTGATTTCCTGCAGGCCGGTCACCGACTACAATTTCCCGGACACCACCCGCAAACGGCCCCGCTATCAGGCCGTTTTTTCTATCACTCATTACTGACCTGTGAAAGGAGAACTACACATGGCAGACGCAACCAAAGTAACCGCCGCCAAGCCCAAAGTGGGCGGTGCCATCTGGCGTGCCCCGCTGGGCACCCCACTGCCCACCGACGCCAAGACCGAACTGGACAAGGCTTTTAAGTGCCTGGGCTACGCCTCCGAGGACGGCGTGACCAACAGCAACTCGCCCTCCAGCGAGAACACCACCGCCTGGGGCGGCGACACCGTGCTGACCCAGCAGACCGAGAAGCCCGACACTTTCCAGTACACCCTGCTGGAGGCCCTGAACGTGGAGGTGCTCAAGTCCGTGTATGGCGACAGCAACGTCACCGGCACGCTGGAGACCGGCATCACCGTGAAGGCCAACAGCCAGGAGCAGGCCGACTGCAGCTGGGTCATTGAGATGGTGATGAAGAACAAGGCGGTCAAGCGCATCGTCATCCCGGATGCCGCCGTCACCGCCGTGGGCGATATCACCTACGCCAAGAGCGCCGTGGGTTACAACACCACCCTGACCGCCGTGCCGGATGCCCAGGGCAACACCCATTACGAGTACATTCTGGGCGGCACTGCTGCCGCCCAGGCCGCTGCCAAGACCAAGGAGGTGCAGGCATGATCACTGTAAAGACTGAATCCGGCTTTTCCATCGAGCTGGAGGACGACGCTCTGGAGGACCAGGAACTGTTCGACGCCATTTCCGGCATGCAGGACGGCAACGTGTTCAGCATGAGCCACCTGACCGAGCGCCTGCTGGGCACCGAGGGCCGCAAGAAGCTCTATGACCACCTGCGCAACGACAAGGGCCGTGTGCCGCCCCAGGCGGTGGCGCAGGCTCTGAATGAACTGCTGACCAGCTTTTCTGCCGGAAAAAACTCTGCATCCTCGCCGAACTGATCGCATCGGACGAGGACGCGCTCATCTGCGATTTCGCGCAATATTACCATGTGCTGGACTGGCGCAGCCTGCCGCTGCGTCTGGCGGCTACCCTTGCTGCCGGCCTGCCGGAGGACAGCCGCAGCATGATGAAGGCCAGCGGCAAGACCGTGCCGCTGCACATCGAGCTGCAAGCCTACACCGCCGACCGCCTGACGCAGATCCTGTGGGGCCTGAGCAACGACACCCGGACGGTGCCCTCTGTGCTGGCAGACCTGCACGGCCTGTCCGCGGACAGCGATACCGACGTGCAGAGCTACGACAGCCCGGAAGAGTTTGAGGCCGCCCTTGCGGCCCTGAAAGGAGGTGGATGACCATGCCGGACGGCATTGAGCTGGCAAAAGCGTATGTGCAGATCGTGCCCTCGGCAGAGGGCATCCAGGGCAAGATCACCGAAGCCCTGGGCGGGGAGCCTGCGGCAGCCGGTGACGCCGCCGGACAGTCCCTCGGTGCCCAGCTGGTGGGCACCCTGAAAAAGGTGATCGCGGCTGCCGGCATCGGCAAGATCATCTCGGAATCCATCAACCTGGGCGGCGCGCTGCAGCAAAGCCTGGGCGGTGTGGAAACGCTGTTCAAGGACAGCGCCGACACCGTTAAGGCCTACGCTGCCCAGGCCTACAAGACCGTGGGCCTGTCGGCCAACGACTACATGGAGCAGACCACCAGCTTTGCCGCCAGCCTGCTGTCCAGCGTGAGCCAGGACACCCAGGCGGCTGCCGATCTGGCCAACATGGCTATGGTGGACATGGCCGACAACTCCAACAAGATGGGCACCTCCATGCAGGACATCCAGAACGCCTATCAGGGGTTTGCCAAGCAGAATTACACCATGCTGGACAACCTCAAGCTGGGCTACGGCGGCACGCAGGCCGAGATGCAGCGCCTGCTGAAGGACGCCGAGAAACTCTCTGGCGTGCACTACGACCTGGGCAACCTGGCCGACATGTACAGCGCCATCCACGTCATCCAGAAGGAGATGGACATCACCGGCACCACGGCCAAGGAGGCATCCACCACCCTGACCGGCAGCTTTGCGGCCATGAAAGCTGCCGCCGAGAACGTGCTGGCCGACTGGTCCACCGGTGCCGATCTCACCGCCCCCCTGCAGGGGCTGGTGGAAACGGCCCAGACCTTCCTTGTGGGCAACCTGCTGCCCATGATCGGCAACGTGCTGGCGGGCATCCCGGAGCTGGTGTATACACTGGTGCCCGAGATTTTGCAATCCGGCACCCAGCTGGTCACCTCGCTGGCGGAGGGCTTCACCCAGGGCATCCCGGATTTTCTGTCCAATGCCCTGCCGCAGCTGCTGCAGTTCACCGAGGAATTGCGGGCCAACGCCGGTGTGTTCGTGGACGCCGGCCTGAACCTCATCACCCAGCTGATCAACGGCCTGATCGCCGGTCTGCCGGATCTGATCGCCTATGTGCCGGACATCATCATCAACATCTGCGGCATCATCAACGACAACATGCCCAAGATCCTCGCTGAAGGTGTTTCCATCATCGTGCAGCTGGTCGTGGGCATCGTCAAGGCGGTGCCGGATCTGCTGGCCAACTGGAAGAAGATCCTGCAGGCCGTGTTGTCGGTGATCTCGGCAGTGAACTGGCTGAACATCGGCAAGAACATCCTCACCGGCGTGGCAAACGGCGTCAAGAGCATGGGCAGCAGTATGCTGAACGCCTTCAAGGGCGGCTTTTCCAGCGCACTGAACTGGATCAAGAGCCTGCCCTCGCAGGCCGTGCAGTGGGGCAAGAACCTGATCCAGAGCTTCATCAACGGCCTTACCGGCAAAGGCGGTGCGGTTGGTGCAGGAGCCATCGCAACCACCGCCGGTGCCACCATTGCTAAAACCGCCAGCGGGAACGACTGGTCCTCCGTCTGGGCGGACGCCAACGCCGACGTGGCCGACAGCGCCCAGTCCATGGCGGAGGTGGTCGTCCCGGCCTATACCAAGTCCGGGGACGCCGCCACCAAGGCGGCCAAAAAGACCAAGGCCGCCGCACAGGCCGCCGAGACCCTGCTGTGGTCCCTGCAGGACGCAGGCCACACCGACACCACCAACGCCCTGGGCAAGGTGACCATCCAGACCACCGAGCTCACCGAGCACCTGCGCAAGGGCAGCGAGGAGTATGACCGGCTGACCCGCACCGTGACCGAATCCGGCAAGGAGATGGTGAACGGCGTGGTGAAAAACTACAAGACTGTCACCAAGTATGTGACCGAAAACGGCAAGACCACCGCCCAGACCCAGAAGGTCTACGAGGAAATTGCCGCCACTGTAGCCAAGACCGTTACGTCTACAACGGATTCCGTGGTCAACGGCATTGCCACCAGCACCAAGACCATCACCGAGACCCTGACCGACAAAACCACGACCCAGAAGCAGGTCATCACCGAGACCTACAACGACATCGTGGACGGGGCGCTGGTCACGGTGGAGCGGGTCAAGACCATTGCCGCCGATGGTGCCCCGCAGATCACCGAGGAGATCAAGAAAGCCTCTGCCAATAGCTTTGACGGCCTTGTCAAGGGCTGGCAGGACGAGGCCGACAATGGCATCCTGGGCACCTTCGACACGCTGGTGAACGCTGTGAAGAAGCAGGACTGGCAGTCTGTCGGCGAATGGGTGCTGTCCACCCTATACAACGGCCTTGCCCCGCAGGCAAAGCAGCTCATTGACGACTTCGGCAAGAACCTGATCCAGCAGGTCAACAACTTGCTGGGCAAAGGCGTCAGTGCCGTCTCCAACGGCCTGTGGGATATGGGCGGCGACCTCGCCAAGGGCCTGACCAGCGGCTTTGCGGACGTGCTCACGCAGGCGCAGGGCCTTGGCTCCACCCTCACCGGCATCTTTCAGGGTCTGAAAGGTCCGCTCACTGCGGCTGCCGCTGCCATCAGCACCGGCCTGAAAGGCGGGCTGATCTCCAGCTTCCCGGAGATTTTGGCCTCCATGGGCACCCTGATCGGTTCCATCGGCAGCGCCTTTGTGGGGATGCTGGAAGCCGTCGCGGCGGCACTATTCCCCACCGGATTCGGTGCCCCGCAGGCCCTGCTCATGATTGCGGCAGGCGTGGCCCTGACCGCCGCCATTGCGGCCATCGTGGCCGGCGTCGGCGGCGCGTTCAAGCGCAAGACCACCCCCGGCATCTCCGGCGGCACTTCCGGCAGCAGCACGACCTCCACGGCATCCGGCTCCCTGTGGGATTACGAGAAGCGTGCTCCGCTGCCGCAGCGCACCCAGCGCCCCAACATCGAGGTCAACCAGTACATTTACAGCAAAGCGCAGACGGCCGCCGACCTGATGCGTGAAGCGCAGTATCAACAGGAAAGGGCGGTGCTGCAGGGTGTTTGATGCTGTTTTTACCACTGGCACCGGCCAGAGCTTCGCTTTTGGCTATGCCGCCGGCGTGCTGTGGAGCTGCGACCCGCTGGGCGACCTGCCCGTGGAGCTGGAGACCAGCCAGGGCTACCAGCAGGTGGGTGCCACCGTGGACAGCCGGAGTATTTCCGGCGTCACCCGCACCATCACCGGGCGCATCCTGCGCAACGCCGACTACTGCAAGCGCCAGCTGCGGGACATTTTTGCTCCCGGCGTCACCGGCCGCCTGACCGTGGCCGGAAAATACTGGTGTGACGCCGAGGTGCAGCGCTGCCCGGCCATTTCGCCGGCAGTGCTGTGGCCAACCTTCAGTTTCCAGCTCTACTGCCCGAACCCCTACTGGCACAGTGTGGCCAAGACCACGGCAGCCACCATCAAGGTAACGCCCGTGTTCCGGCTGCCGGTGTGCTACACCTCGCATCAGTACGGCATCCGGGAACAGGCCAGCTACATCCGCATCCTCAACAGCGGTCTGGACACCCGGAGCTGGAAGCTCTCGCTGACCGCCCGGGGCGAGGTGGTCAACCACGGCGTCATCAACCCGGAGACCGGCGAATATCTGCGCTTCATCACGACCCTGCAGGACGGTGACGAGCTGCAGGTCTACCGGGAAAACGGCGAGCTCCGGGTGGAGCGGGTCATCGACGGCAAAGGCTACGACGTCCTTTCGGTGCTGGACGGCAGCAGCACCCTCTGGACGGTATACCACGGGGCGCAGGCATGGCAGCGCACGGCGGATTCCGGCGACGGCTGGCTGTTTCTGTCGCTGACCATGCATGCCGCATTTACCACGATCATCACGGAGGGTTCCAATGGCTGAGATCACATCCGCCCTGACGGCATCCGGGTACAAGAGCCTCTGCGTCTATAACGACCGGCTGGAGCTGCTGGGCCGCATCGAGAGCTGGCTGTCTCTGGTCTGGCCGGAGCGCTACAACGTCTACAGCAACGTGCAGGGGGCTCAGCTGGAGCTCCACGACACCACCGCCCTGCAGGCCCTCTGCCGCCCGGACCGTTATCTCTGGCTGGTCGGCAGCGACCGGCTCATGCGCATCGTGTCGGCCCAGAAAGCCGATCACAAGCTGGTCCTCTACACCAAGGACGCCGCCTGCATCCTCGACGAGCGGGTCAGCACGGGCACCCTGAGCAGCTTTGCCGTGGAGGACACGCTGCGTGGTCTGGTGTCCGGGGCCGCCGCATGGCCCTGCCTGGAGCTGGGCGACCCGGCCGGTCTGGCCGACGCCTACGCCGGAGAGGTCAAGCCCGGCAGCCTGCTGAGCATTGCAGAGCAGGTGTGCCAGGAGCTGGACATCGGCTTCCGGGTGCGGTTCGACCAGCAGCAGAACAAGCTGCTGTTTGAGCTGTACCGGCCCAAGCTGGACCCCAACGCCCGCTATGCGCCCCAGTACGGCAACCTGACCGACCTGGCCTATACCGAGAGCATCACGGACTACAAGAACATCTGCACCGTGGTGGGGGCCGACGGCACGGTGACCGTGGGGGCCACCGACAACACCGGGACGGCCCGGCGGGAGATGCTGCTGGATGCCTCCAGCAAGAAAAAGGAGGACGGCCAGTCCCAGAGCGAGTACCTTGCCGCCCTGCGCACGCTGGGCGAGCAGGAGCTGGCGAAGCACACCCGGCTGGAGAATTTTGAGTTCACCCCCACCGGCCCCGTGACGGTGGGCAAGGTGGTGGCGGCCAGCCTGCCCGGCACCGACATCCAGGCAGCGGCCCGCATCACGTCGGTGACCCTGCAGTCTCAGAAGGGTGAAAATACGGTCAGTACCGAGATCGGCACCCCCATCCTCAGGAGGAAAAACACATGAGCATCATTACCTATCCGCTGGACGGCGTGACCTACAGTGCCGAAGATGTAGCCACCTACCTGTGCACCCGCACGTCCGGCGTCTACGCAAAGGACAGCAATTTCGCCGTCAGCATCACCGGCACCCGGCAGATCACCATTGCCCCGGGCCTTGCCTGGATCAACTACGACGACTTCAAAGGCGTGTCCGTTTGCAGCCGGGAGGACACGGTGCTGACCGTGCCCGACGCCGACAACACCCTCAACCGGGTGGATCGTGTGGTGCTGCAGTTTGATACGTCGTCCAACCTCACCGCCATCCGACTCAAGACCGGCACGCCTGCCGTGGCCGCTCAGCCGCCCGACATCCTGCAGAACCACAACCAGTACGAGCTGGGCCTGTGCACGGTGAGCGTGCCCGCAGGCTCCTCGGTCGTCACCGCCGCCGACATCACCGACACCCGCGCGGACGAGGACGTGTGCGGCGTCATGCGGGACGGCGTGACCGGCATCCCCACGGCCAAGCTGGTAGAGCAATGGCAGGCGGCCCAGGCCGCCCAGATGGCCCAGGGCACCGAAAAGCTGGACCGCCTGGAACAGAGCATCCGGAACCTGGACAACGGCAGCTTTTATACCAAGCAGGAGGCGGATGCAAAGTTCGGCACGCCGTACACCCTGCCGCCCGCTACGGCGGACCAGCTGGGCGGCGTGAAAGTGGGCGAAGCGCTGGACATCGCACCGGACGGCACCCTCAGCGCCAAAACGCTCAATGACAAGATCGCTGCCGCCGTGGCGGTAAAGTCGGAGCCCCGGCTGGTGTGGAACACTACGGTGACTGCCGCTGCCTCGAACCACCATACGATTCAGTCTTACGACATCCAGATTCCCGATGGCGTGGATTATGTGCATATCAAATCTAAATCGGAACGCGGCGATGGTACCGAAGTCAATATTGCACGCGGCGGGTCGACTTATCACAACCTTGACGCTTCCGCCGTCGCTACTTACTCCACAACTACGTTCCGGTCGGAGGGTACTCTGCACTTTCAGTTTGAAAAGTCAACAAATGCGAGTATCACTTTTTGGGTCACCGGCTACCACTACCCCACCCTCGCGGACCTGCTGACGCAGGTGACCGCCGTGGAGAGCAGTGTCACCGATCTTCAGGTGGCCATGTGCGAGCTGTACGAAGAAAAGGAGGAAAATTGATGGCGAAAATTTATGCAGCCCTGATCCGCAAGGGTATCAAGACGCTGGACGAGGTGCCCGCCCGTCTGCGCAGCACCGTGAAAGCCCTGCTGGCCGAAAACGGCATCTCCGCAGTATCCGAGAAGGACGAAGAAACAGAAGAACCTGACGAAACAGAAAGGACGTGACAAAATGGCAATCAAACAGTACAGCCTTGCCAAGGACGGTGCCAGGCAGCTGGCACCGGGCTTTAAGGTGCGCGAGTTCCGGTGTCGCGACGGCAGCGACGTCGTGATGATCGACGAAAGCCTTGTGATGCTTTTGCAGTGCATCCGGGAGCACTTTGGCAAGCCCATCACGATCACCAGCGGGTACCGCACGGCGGCCCACAACGCGGCCGTGGGTGGAGCCAAGAGCAGCCAGCACCTGCTGGGCCGGGCGGCTGACATCCAGGTGCAGGGCGTCAGCGTCGAGGACGTGGCCGCATACGCCGAGAGCCTGATGCCCGGCTGGGGCGGCGTTGGCCGCTACCCGGTCAAGGCAGGCCGCGCCAAAGGCTGGGTACATGTGGACACCCGGCCCAACAAAAGCAGATGGACGCAGTAAACGCAGTAAGAGGGAGTGAACTATATGGCCAGCTATCTGATCTCCGACGCACCCTATGCGGCGTGGCTCTCTGACGTACTTGCTACACTGGAGGAACACAAGGTCACCAAGATCGCAGTCGCCGCTTCCCTGCCCACCGGGGAGGTGTTCACCGGGTACTTCAGCATGAGTACGATGGATAAGGCCCTGGCGGCCACGAATATCCAAGCGGACGCTACCCTGGACGCCATCTGTGCCAACGGACAGCGCATCCAGCAGGCGTGGGAGGACAACGCCGAGGACGAAAGGGGGTGATACCAATGGAGAGCATCATCTCAGCTATCCTTGCCGGTGCCGTGACCCTGATCGGGGTGCTGATCGCCAACAGCCGCAGTCAGGCTGTGACCGACACCAAGCTGGAAGAGCTGACCCGCGAGGTGCGGGAGCACAACAATTTTGCCCGCCGCGTCCCCATTTTGGAAGAGCAGATGAAGGTGGTCAACCACCGCCTCGCTGATTTAGAAGCAGACGAACACGAAAGAGAAAGGAACTAACTATGAACGCAAAGACCTACAACGCACCCACCATCTCCGCCGGTACCATCGCCCGCACCGCTGTCCTGCTGCTGGCCCTGACCAACCAGATCCTGTCCGCCTGCGGCAAGCCCGTGCTGCCCATCGAGAGCGCCACCGTGGAGCAGCTGGTCACCGCTGGCATCACCACCGTGGCCGCGCTGATTGCCTGGTGGAAGAACAACAGCTTCACCACCGCCGCGCTGGAGGCCGACAAGACCTATGACCGGCTGAAGAGCCAGATCGGCAAGTAAGCCAGCCGCACTACTTAGCCGCCCCGGCGGCAGGCCGCAAGGCCGCATAGCATGACAACAGCCCCGTGGTTCCGGTGATTCCGGTTCCACGGGGCTGTTTTTGCATTTATGGGTCGATCAGAATGCGGAGTTCCTGCACCACGTCCTGCAGCGCACGGCAAATACG